CGGGCGTTAAGGGTATGCGCATATTGTATGCCGTAAGGCACAAAGGCGAGGGGCGGGACGCTGATATGCAGGAATGGGCTAAAAAGTTCTATTTGTCGCCGGAATGGCGGAGGGTACGCGATAATGTATTCAAGCGTGATTTCGGCTTGTGCGTCCGTTGCGGCGCGCCGGGCGAGATCGTACACCACAAGACGCACTTAACGCCGCGCAATATCAATGACCCGTTTATATCGCTTAACCCGAAAAACCTTGAAACGCTTTGCCGTGAATGTCACGCAATAGAGCACGAGGGAACGCCAGCGACAGACAAGGGCTTGATGTTCGACGCTAACGGCGACTTGATAAAGCGAGGTAATGCTGAATGATCGTGCAGGATATTTATATATATACCATTGGCGGCGCGGTCTTGCAAAAGACCGTTGTTGTACCGCAGACAGTAAGCAGCTTTGACAAGCAGCTTTGCGACGCGGTAGAGCAGGGCGGCGCATTGGTTGACACAGTAGACGGCACAAGGTTTTTTATAAACACGGCAGCAACGGCAGCCGTCGAGATCGGGGAGCAGTACGAATATAACGCGGGCGCGGCTGACCTTACCGCGTCAAAAAAATCTGAAATATCCCCCCCGGTTGAAAATCATTAAAGCCATTTTTAAGAACCGCGTATAAGTCCTTTTTAGGACTCCACGGGCGCGTATAGACCCCCCTACTACACGGCAAAGGAGTTGATTTTTGAATGAATGAGGATATATTAAAAATAAGAAAGCGCGAACTAAACAAGTTTAAAAAAATCTTTGCAAATATGCCCGAAGATAAGAAGAAAATCAACGATAGCTTGTTTGAACGTGCCGTATTTATGCGGGAAAAGCTAAAGGATATGGAGCAGCGCATTGACGCCGACGGCGTTATAGTCGAAATGCCGCAGGGCAATTACAAGATAGAGCGGGCGCACCCGCTTATATCGCAGTATAACGCAATGGTAAAGAACTATTCGGCGGTTATCAAGCAGCTATGCGAACAGTTGCCGCCCACCGACGCCGACCGCGTGGGCGAAACCTTGTTAGCGTTCGCGACCAAAAAGCCGACAAGGAAATAGCAGGCTTTGAACTACATACGCGAATACGTCGAGCTTATCCGTAAGGGAAAAATCAAGACCTCCGCAAGAGTGCGGAAAGTATATACAAGGCTACTGAAAGAGATAGACAAGCCGCCGAAAAATTATAAATATTATTTCGACGAAGAAGAGGGCGAGCGTCCTATTGCGTTTATCGAAACATTTTGCAAGCAGGCGCAAGGCGACCTCGGCGCGCCGCTGCACTTAGAATTATTTCAGAAAGCATATATACAAGCGCTTTTCGGATTTCTTGAAAAAGAAACGGGCTTGCGACGTTTCCGCGAAACAATGTTCCTTGTCGGCAGGAAGAACGGCAAAACAACGCTTATGGCGGGCATAGCCTTATACTTGCTTGTCGCCGATTGTGAGGGCGCGGCGGAAATATACTCCGTTGCGACAAAGAAAGATCAAGCGCGCAAGGCGTTGACCGAAGCCGTGAACATGGTTAAGCAAAGCCCCGAATTGCGGGCGGTTTTGAAAAAGCGGCGCAACGACATTTATTTCGCTGCTACGTCGTCAAAGTTTGAAGCGTTAGCCTCCGACAGTAACACGCTTGACGGTCTGAACTCGCACGGCGTTATTATCGACGAACTGCACGCGATACGCGATCGCAACTTGTATGAAGTTATGAAGCAGTCAACCTCGAGCAGACGGCAGCCGTTAATTATTATGATTACGACCGCCGGAACAGTACGCGAATGTATTTTTGACAATATGTACGAGTACGCCTGCAAGATCGCTGACGGCGAAGAAATAGACGACACGTTTTTAGCTATCCTTTATGAGCTTGACAGCCGCGAGGAATTCAAAGACCCTAAATGCTGGATAAAAGCAAACCCCGGTTTAGGTGTAATAAAGCAGACCAAAACGTTAAAGTCTTTTGTTGACCGCGCTTTGAAAAACCCCGAGGACTTGCCGGGCGTGCTTTGCAAAGATTTTAACATACGCGAGAATGGCTCGTCGTCGTGGTTGTCGTTTGATGTTATCAACAACCCCGCAACGTTTACTTATGAGGACGTTTATGACACTTACGCAATAGGCGGTTGTGACCTATCCGCGACAACGGACTTGACGTGCGCGACGCTGCTTATACGCAAGCCGAACGATAAGACGGTTTATGTACTGCAACAATATTTCTTACCCGAAAGCAGGCTTGCAGAGCTTGACGGCAAGAAGCAGCGCAGCGGCGGACACAGCAACGACGAAGCGCCGTATAAGATATGGCGCGATAGAGGGCTTTTGACCGTCTGCAAGGGCGCACGCGTCAATTACAGCGACGTGACGGCGTGGTTTTGCGAAATGCGCGACCGATACAAGATAGATTGTTGGAAATGCGGATATGACCGCGCCCTCGCCGGATATTGGGTTGATGAAATGACCGCGAACGGCTTTACAATGGAAAAAGTCATACAAGGTACGTTCACTTTTTCGCAGCCTATGCGCGAAATGGGCGCCGCGTTCGAGGACAAGATCGTTAATTACAACAATAACCCGATCTTGAAATGGTGTTTATCTAACACCGCAAAGAAAGAAATAGGCATATCAAACATAATGCCCGATAAGATAAGCGCGAAACGCCGTATTGACGGCATGGTATCGCTACTTAACGCGTGGGTTGTTTATGTTCGTGATTTTGAAGATTATATGTATAACGTTGGGTAGGTGAAGCAATGCGAAAGCGCGGACTTTTTCAAACTATATTCGGCAAGGATAAGACGATACAGACCGCAACACAATACACCTTGCTAAATACGACGCAAACAACGTTCGTGCCATTCTCGGGCAACGCCTACGACATTAACACCGTCCGGGCGTCGGTTGACGCGTTCGCAAGACGTGCGGCAAAGGTCAAGCCGCGCCATATCAGACGCAGCGACGTTGATTTTATCAACGTATCGAAAAGCCGATACAATAGGCTGCTGCAATTCAGACCAAACCCGTACACGTCGGCATATAAGTTTTATTACCGCATAGCAACGCAATACAAGATATACAACAACGCTTTTGTATATCCCGTATGGAACACTATAACGGGTGAGCTTGAAGCACTCTACAACGTCAACGCCTATGCAATAGAGCTTGTAAGCGTCGGCGGGGAACTGTTTTGCAAAATGCGTTTTTCAACGGGCAATGTCTACACTTGCCCGTATGCCGATCTAATTCATATAAGCAGGCATAACAACAATAACGACATATTCGGCGACAGCAACAAGCCGATCACGCCCGTACTGCAAACGGCTGACACGTTTAATCAGAGCATGGGGAAACTTGCCGAGCTTGTTTCGGTAATACGCGGCATACTGAAAGTTGCGTCCAGTACCAAAGCCGAGGACTTAAACCGCCGCCGTGATGAATTTATCCGCGATAACTTGCGAATGGAAAACAACGGCGCGGGCGTTATTGTTACCGACAATAAGTACGAATACACGCCGATAAACGACAAGCAAACGCCGATACCGACAGGGCAGCTTGAATATGTCAAGGGCGAAATATACGACTATTTCGGCGTGAATGAGGCTATTGTGCAGAACAAGGAAAGCCCCGAACAGGCAAGCGCGTTTTATAACGGCGAGATCGCGCCGTTTTACGAACAGCTATCACAAGCATTTACAAACGCGCTTTTTTCCGGGCGCGAATTCGGTTACGGAAACGAAATAATATTCGAGGGCAACAGCTTGCAGAACGAAAAGCTATCCGACAAAACCGCCGCTTTGAAATTTCTTGCGGATATTGGCGCGGTTACGGTTGACAATGTGCTGCTTGCTTACAATATGTCGCCGCTGGGCGGAGCAGAGGGCGCAAGGCGTGTTCAAACGTTGAACATGGTGAACGCTGATCGAGCCGACGAATACCAGTTAGGCGACACAAGCGACAAAGCCCCGCAAGATAGCGGAGAAGAAACGGAGGGAGAGGGAAATGACAATGCCATTTAAGCCAAATCAAAGAGAATACCGCGCATTTGCAAACGTTGAAGCATTGCCGAACGACGCCGCCGCGCCCGCCTATCAGGTCAAGGGGCGTGCAGTTGTCTTTGATAGTCCGACGTGCCTTTTTGAAATGGACGGTATAAAGTATTACGAGGTCATAGACCGCAACGCGTTCATAAATTGCGATATGTCCGACGTGATTATGAATTATAATCACAGTGGCAAGGTTGTTGCAAGGCTGAAAAACAAGACCCTTAAACTTGATTTTAGCAACGGCGGGCTTGATATAACCGCCGATCTATCCGGCACGGAAGAGGGGCGCAAGCTCTACGAAGAAATACGCGGCGGATATATTGACAAAATGTCTTTTGCTTTTACGGTTGTCGAGCCCGACGGCGAGGAGTACGACCCGGAAACACACACCCGTAAAGTAACAAGAATAAAAAAGCTATACGACGTTTCGGCGGTTGATATACCCGCGTATGAGGAAACGTCGCTAACGGCGCGAAAGTCTTTTGAAGCGGAGCGCGCAAAGGACTTTGAACGGCTGGAGTACGAACGTCGCCGCAAGCAGCTTATAGCAATGACACTTATTTAACAGGAGGTAGAAACCATGTTTGAAAAGAGAAAAGGCGAAATTTCTCGCCGCAAGGCAGAAATCAGACGTATGCTTGAAAGCGGCAAGGACGACGCAGGCAACGCTATTGACCTCGACGCACTGACGACAGAGATCAACGCACTTAACGACGAACTCGCAGACCTTGAAAGGCGCGAAAACGCTATCAAGGGTATGGGCGGCACAGCGGCAGCAGCAACAAATGCGCCCACTGCAATTGCTAATCCTATCACCGAAAACGGCAGCGCCGAGCCGCCTGCACCCGTGCCCGAGGGGCGTGCGATACTTGCAACCCCCGAATATAGGAGCGCGTTTGCAAAGATGTTTCTCCGCCGGGCAATGACCCCCGCAGAGCAGCGCGCACTCGACACGGCGGTTACTACGACCGCAACACAGTATACCGCACCGACCGCAGGCGTTGACGGTGTTAATAACGGCGGTCTGTTTATCCCGACTGATATTAACCTCTCGCTTATGGAGCGTATCGGACTTGTAAGCCCTATTTTCAAGGACATTCACAAGACCAGCGTTCCCGGGCTGCTTAATTTCCCTTACCGTAAGACCGTATCAAAGGCAAAGAACGTAAAGGAAAGCACCAAAACCCCCGAAATGTCCGTTGAATGGGCTAACCTCACCCTCGCACTATCCGAGATCGCGGCAACTATTGCCGTATCTTGGCGGCTCAAAGCTATGGCGATCAACGAATTTTTCAACTATCTGCTTGACGAACTTTCGGAGCAGATAGAAGAAAAGAGCATTAACGAGGTTATCTACGGACTCGGCGGAACGGCTGACCCCGGGCAGATGAAAGGCATTACCGCCGACGCGGTATCGTATCAGTACGAGGGTACAGCCCTTGACGGTATCGGCGTTGCGCTGGGTAAGTTTACCGACAAGCGCCACAAGGTAGGCGCAAAGATTTACGTTTCTCCGTCCATTATGGAGGAAATCGCGTTTACAAAGAACACAGTCGGCGACTACATTCACAATCCTATCAACGGCGTGGGTGTAAACAGCGTTGCAGGCTACAAGGTAGAGTCTGACCCCTACCTCAACGACGGTGATTTCATTATCGGCAATATCAGCAGATTTTACCGCATGAATGAGCACGAAGCACTTAGCCTCGCAATTGACACCAGCGGCAAGACCCGCCGCGACGATTACACCGCTTGGGGACTTTGGAGCGGCGCGCTCCAGCCCGGCACGGTCATTTACGGCAAGAAGAAAACGACGACCTAAAGTAAAGGGGGGCGTTGTCCTATGTCTGATATATCCGAACGCTATGTATTAAGTATGCGGGCGGCGCTCCGTATCAATCACCCGAAATTTGACGATGAAATAGCCGACCTTATAGCCGCCGCCCGTGCCGACCTGCACGACCTCGGCGGCATAAAGGCGAAAAAGGTCAATGACGAAGCCGACCCGCTTATTAAGCGGGCTATTACGGCATACGTCAAGGCAGATTTTGGACTTGATAACGGCGACGCGGAAAGATACCGCGAAAGTTACGAAATGCTTAAACGGCATTTAATGTTGTCGGACGAATACAAGGACACCGAAAGCGGGTGATTGTGTGTATTGGCGCGATATAGGTTACTTATGCAAGCCGATAAAAAAACTTGACGCAATGCGGCGCACCACAAAGGCGGGATATGACCGCCGCGAGGTTTACTGCAATGAAAAAGGCGTCAAGCGCAATGAATTCTATCAAGCAGCAACAGCAGGCGTAAAGCCCGAGCTATGCATTGAGATCAAAGCGGAAGAATATCAGCGCGAGGAATATTTTGAATTTGGCGGCGTGATGTATCGCGTTGTTCGTACATATCCCGTCAAAAACGAAAACCTCGAGCTTATATTAACAACGTTGGTGAAAGAAGATGTCTAAAAAATCGGGCATAACGTTTGTTGACACCTCGCCGGAGGTCAAAAAGACAATGGCGGGGCTTGCAAAATCCGCTTTGCGCGCAAGTGGTAAAGTCATACGAAAGCACGTCCGCGACGACGTGCCTATGCGCACAAAGAACATAAAAAACCATATAGCCTCGTGGGTATTTATCGACTACAAGACGGGACAACCGCAAATGCAAGTCGGGTTTTACGGCTGGCAAAAGGTGAGAAAGCGCGGCAAGAAGCCGTCGCACTCGTCGCCGTGGTGGATAGAGCAAGGCACAAAGCCACACCCGATACCGCGCTTGACAAAAGACGACGCAAAGCCGTTATACGACAAAAGCACAGGTACATTTTACGGCTACCACGTCAACCACCCCGGACAGCAGGCGACAAATGTATTACGCAATAGTGTTTATAACAACATTGCAGAAATACGGGCAGCACAAGAGGAATATTTGCAACTGCTTAACGAAGAAATCGAAAAGGCGGGCGGCAAGGTATTTGACGGAGAAGCGGAGGACGACGACTAAATGATAGACACTACAAGGCTATACGCGGCGATTGTGGCGGCTTTTAACGAGGTCTTGCCCGCATACTACGAGGACGCTGAAAAGCCGTCTGACGCGTTGTATTGCGTCATTAACAGCCCCGTGCATTCGGACATAGCAGACCGCAACGGCGACCTTGTGTTTTTTTACGTCGATCTATTCGGCGACGACCGCGTAACCGACAACAACACCGCCTTGCAGCAGGCTTGCGACAGCTTGCGCAACACCCTTGACGCGGCGATCATACGCGCCGAGGGGTATTTCGGCGGACACCTTAATTTTGAAAAGTCGCTGAACTTGGACGAAACCGAGTTTGACATTAACCACCGTCGGCAAGAGTGGACGGCGCGTGTATTCTACGAATAAGGAGGGCTATAAATGCCGATTGTAAAAAACCTTACAAAGCAGGAAATCGAAAAGATACAGATTGACGAGGGCGTTTGTATTCTTGATTACGGCAAGACCAACGAAAGGCCGCTTTTGCCTTGCAGGGGCGGCGGCGAATTCTCCGCAACCGCGACTATTCGCGACATTGAGTTTGACGGCAGGGTAGGCAAAACGGCGGGTATGCAGACCATTGACGAGCAGGCGGCAACGCTGAAAGTAACCGTTATCAATATGTCGCAGCGCAACCTCGCGCTTGCTATGCCTTTTTGCCGTATGTACGACAGCACAGGCACAGAGATCACAAGCAGCCTTGCAGCAGACCCCGCGACTATCAAAAACCCGAAAATGGGTATTATCCCCGATAGTGCATATCTTGACAACATAACTATGTTTGCAAAGCTGATCGACGGCACATACAAGAAGATCACTATACACAACCCTATGCACGAGGGCGGACTTACCGCGACCGCGACGCAGAAAGCCGAGGGCGAGCTTGCGCTTGAATTCAACGCGCATTACACCACCGACGAACTCGACGGCGACTTGTGGGAAGTTACCGAGGTATCGTCTTTTGAAATGCGCAAAGCTGCAAGCGGCGGCGGCACTACCTAAATCATAAAAATCAATAGATAAGGAGTTTATTTATTATGCTGAATATCAAATCTTTGCAGATACTTTTGAGAATAACAAGCAGGCTTGACCTCACACCCGTAATTGACACCCTAAAGGACGCGGACATATTCACCGACGCAAAGAGCAAGGAGGACGCGCTGGCGCAGCTTACCACCGAAAAGGCGGGCGAACTTGCCGTAACGGCAATTAGCGCGCTGCTCCCGCAGCTTGACACCGTGGCGGATTTCTTGCCCGAGCTTGCAGCAGCCTACAAGGGCGTTACCGTCGAAGAGGCTAACGACCTTGACACGTTCGCCGTTCTCGACGAGATCATACACGACGAGGGCATGACGGTTTTTTTCAAGCGTGCTCTACACGACAAGGTAAAGCCGAAACGTGCAGACTAATAACAAAGTATTATGACTGGAATTTGATTTCAGAATTGCCGCTTGACGCATTGGGGTATCTGATACCAGCGGCGCAGAAATGGGAGCAAGAGGAACTAAAAGCCGAAACAGAAAAGCGGCTTTTTCCTTTATGGCTTACCGAGCGCGCGCTGCACCAGCTTAAAGGCGGCAGCAAGTCCGATTTCATAAGCTATTCGGACTATATCGACAAAGCATTTAACAGCGGCGCAAAGCGCACGGAGAGAAGCCACACAGCGACCGCACCACCCCGGACAGGCGAGGAAATCATAAGCGAGTTTATGCCGATCATTGAGGCGGATAGGGGGCGCAACCGTGGCTAATATCTTTTCGCTATTTGGAACTATATTCATTGACAACAAAGAAGCCGACAAGAGCATAGACGAAACGACCAAAAAGGGCGAAAGCGCAGGCTCAAAGATTGGTAAAGCATTTAGCACTATAGGCAATGCAGCCGTAACAATGGGAACAATGACCGTTGCGGCTGCAACCGCCCTCGGCGGCGCTGCTTATAAAATGGCTACTGACGCAGCCGAACAAGAAACGGCGTTTGCGAAAGTTAAAACGCTATTATCGGGTACGGAAGAAGATATACAGGGCATTTACGACCAGATCATAAAAGCCTCCGGCGAAACCGGTGTTGCTTTTTCTGATTTTTCCGATGCGACATACTCGGCTATATCTGCCTCGGTAGATCAAGCTGACGCAGTAGAATTTACAACGAATGCCGTTAAGCTGGCAAAGGGCGGTTTTACTGATACAACAACCGCCGTTGATGTACTTACGACAGCCCTTAATGCGTATGGCTTAGAAGCCGACAAAGCAACCGACATTTCGGATATGCTTATCACTACGCAGAACCTCGGTAAAACTACCGTTGACGAACTAGCGGCATCATTAGGTCAAACGATACCTATTGCGTCGGGTGCTAACGTTGCTATGGACGACCTGTCAACGCAGTACGCCGTACTGACAAAAAACGGCGTCGCAACAGCGCAGGCAGGTACGCAGATCAACTCTATGCTCGGCGAACTGTCAAAAACAGGCTCAAAAGCCGATAAGGCTTTACGCGAAATATCCGGCAAGAGCTTTGCGGAACTGCAAGCCGAGGGCAAAAGCACCGCCGATGTGCTTAATATGCTTAATGATTATGCAGGCAACGCAGGCTTGACGCTTAAAGATATGTTCAACAAGCAGCTTGCAGGCGCAGCAGCAATGACGCTGGTCAAGGACGGCGGAGAGGATTTCGCAAACATTCTCGGCGAAATGCAGACCTCGGCAGGTGCAACGCAAAAGGCGTTTGAAACAATGGGCGACACCCTCAATGCTAAGCTCGGCAAGCTAAAAAACAATTTTGCACTTATCAAGCAGCAGATCGGTACAGCATTGATACCGATAGTTGAGCAGGCTATTGAAGTTATTACCGACAACTTACCGAATGTTCAAAAGCTGATCGAGGGATTTATTCCAATACTGACAAGCGTATTTGACGGCATATTGCCGCCGCTTATCGAACTGACTAATACAGTATTCCCGATACTATTTGATTTGATACAAACGCTATTACCGCCATCGCAAAGCCTTATTTCTGCGGTGCTGCCTGTTATCGTTAAGCTGATACAGCAGATAATACCGCCGCTTTTGAAAGTGGTTGAAACTATCTTGCCGCTATTGGTAGATGTTATCGAGGAAATATTGCCGATACTGACCGACATAATAGACGCGGTATTGCCCGTCATTGTCGATTTGATAAACGCTATATTACCGATCGTAACACGCCTTATAAAAACGTTGTTGCCGTCGCTCGTTAGCATTATCAAGTCCGTTTTGCCCCTGCTTACAAAGATAATTGACGCGGTATTGCCCGTACTTATCGACTTGATAAATACAATATTGCCGCTTGCTATGCAGATTATCGAGGCTATATTGCCCGTGATCGTGCAGCTTATCGACGCGTTAATGCCGACGATAACCGAAATAGTAAACGCAATATTACCCGTTATCATTCAGCTAATACAAGAATGTATGCCGCTGCTTACGCAGATAATTGAAAGCGTATTGCCGATACTTACAGACTTGTTAATGCAGCTATTGCCGGTTATCCAGCCGTTATTAGACATTCTGTTAATTCTGATAACGCCGCTTATGGACTTGATAAGCGCTATTTTGCCCGAACTGATAGCGTTTATAATGGAGATCGTCGAAACGGTTGTAAGCATACTTACACCCGCGATAGACGGTATTATGACGTTTTTAGCCTTTTGCGCCGACACCTTAAAGGGCTATTATGAAAAAGCCGTTGAATTGTTTAATAAGATCGTCGAAATAATACTTGACGTCTTTTTAGGCAATTGGGACGAGGCGTTTAATAAGGCAAAGGACATTGTAACAAAAATCTTTAACGACATTAAGCAGTTTTTCGGGAATATCTTTAATTTTTACAAGCAGATATTTACTAACGGCTTAAACGCTATCAAGAATGTTGTTTCAAATGTCCTTGACAATATCAAGCAGAAGTTTACAAGTATTTTTGACAACATCAAAAACAAAGTAAGCAATATAATAAACGCCATAAAAACAACCATTACAAGCGGGCTTGACAACGTCAAAAACACCGTAACAAACCGCTTGAACAATATCAAGCAGACGTTTACAAACATTTTCGACAATGTGCGAAACGTTGTAAAAAATGCCATTGACAAAATAAAGTCATTTTTCAATTTCAATGTATCGTTGCCGCAAATCAAATTACCGCACTTTGCTATTAGCCCGTCCGGCTGGAGCTTGGGTGACTTGCTCGAGGGCTCTATCCCGTCGCTGGGTATTGAATGGTACGCAAAAGGCGCGGTAATGAAAAAGCCGACCGTATTTGACATTGACCCCGAAGCAGGCACGGCAAAGGTAGGCGGCGAGGCAGGCGAGGAAGCCGTCGCACCTATAAGCGTATTACTTGACTACATACGGCAGGCGGTACGCGAAATTGTAGTGCCGACGACCGACGCGGGCAAGCCGAGCATTAACATTGACGTTTCGGTTAATATCGACAAGATAGAAAACAAGACCGAAAAGGACATTGACGACTTTATAGACCTTATCATGTATAAGATCGAAAGCAAAATAAGACGAAAGGGAGTTGTATTCGGATAATGCAAAGATTACCGTATCTTTACTACAAGGGAAAAAACTCCCTTGAATTCTCTTTGTATATCAAAAGCAAAGGCACATACAACGCCGCCGAGCGCGACTTTGAATTCGTTAGCGTTCCCGGGCGGAACGGCGATTTGATACAAGACAACGGGCGATACAAGAATGTTTCGATACCTTACGAACTTGCATTACTGAAAAAAGACGCGCGAACATTCAGCGATCTTGCCGACAGTATAAAAGATTGGTTATCCGTCGGCGGCGGATATAATGTGCTATGGGATAGTTACAACCCGCGATATTTCCGCTATGCAGCGGTAGAGGGCGGCGTCGATATTGCCGAAGAACTCACAAACTACGGCGAAATGTCCTTGACGTTCAATTGCAAGCCGTACCGCTATTCATTCGACGGACAAAAGACAATAACCATACGTCAATCAAGCACACAGATATATAACCCCGAGAAGCTGACCGCAGCGCCGTACATAAGAATATACGGCAACGGTAATATAACGCTATCAGTAAATGCAGTTACAAACACATTTACGGGCGTTTCGGGGTATGTGGAAATAGACAGCGAGATCATGAACGCATACAAGGGCTTAACACCCCTTAATAACATCATGACGGGCGACACGTTCCCGACGTTTGCGCCGGGGGCTAACACTATAACGATAACAGGCAACGCGACAAAAGCCGAAATTGTGCCGAGGTGGTGTACGATATGATACCAATTCTTTATAAAAAGGACGACACAAACTACACCCGCAACGGCGCGGGATTTCTGACCGATATTATATCTTGTGACGTTACCGAGGAACGTAACGGCGCTTACGAAATGACGTTTGAATATCCTGCAACGGGCTTGCACTATTCGGATATTGACGAGGGCGACGTGATAAAGGCAAAGGCGAACGAAACAAGCACCTTGCAGCTTTTCCGCATATACGCGCATAGCAAGCCGATAGACGGCATTGTGACGTATAACGCCGAACATATATCATACGACGCTAACGGCATACCGCTTGTTGCACTTGCCGCAAAGTCAACCACGGCACAAGCAGCGATCAACAGAGCTATAAACGCAGGCGCATTTGAAAGCAGCTTTACGGCGTGGAGTGACATTTCGACGCTGAACAGCATTGACATTGCCGAGCCGTGTTCCTTGCGTGCCGTTCTCGGCGGACAGCAGGGGAGCGTATTAGACGTTTGGGGCGGCGAATATGAATTTGACAATTACGTTATAAAGCTGCACGCCCACAGGGGAGCAGATCGCGGCGTTACGATCGAATACGGCAAGAACTTGACCGACATTCAGCAGGAACGCAACATAACAGAAACCTATACACATATATTCCCGTATGCTATATACACCGAGGAAACCACCGACGCGAACGGTAACACCGAAAGCAGCGACATTGTTGTAACGCTCGAAGAAAAGGTATTACCGCTTACGATCGCGGGCAATGTCGGACACCAAAAGGCGGCAATAATCAATTTGTCGGACACATTCGGGGATAACGAAGAAATTACCGAGCAGGCTTTAAGGAACAAGGCAACGGCGTATATTGCGGCGCACGAAGAACTCGGAACGCCCAAAGTAAATATACAAGCGTCGTTTATATCCTTATGGCAAACCGAAGAATACAAGGACATAGCGCCCCTCGAACGCGTACAGCTTTGCGATGTTGTAACAGTACGTTTTGTCAAGCTGGGTATATCCACAAAAGCAAAGGTCATTAAGACAGTTTACGACACCTTGAACGAAAAATATAAAAGCGTCGAACTCGGCGAGGCACGCAGCAGCTTTGCCGATACCGTGCTCGAACAGGAAAAGGCGTTGAACGACCTTGCAACCGTTGTGCGCGAGGGATTTGCAAATGCTACGGCAGAATGGCGACAGGCTATTGACGAAGCGACCGCGCTTATAACGGGCAATTCGGGCGGCTATGTGGTATTGCACCCCGCAGAGCACCCACAGGAAATTTTGATAATGGACACGCCCGACATAGAAACCGCCGTCCATGTGTGGCGCTGGAACTCGGCGGGGCTTGGCTATTCGTCAACGGGTTATAATGGCACATACGGGCTTGCAATGACTATGAACGGCGCTATTGTAGCCGATTTCATAACAGCGGGTACACTTAACGGCGCATTGCTACGCGCTGACAGCGTGCAGGCTAACGCCATTTCAGCAGGCTTTAAGCAGCAGATCACCGACGCCATAAGCGGCGCACAAGAAACCGTTGAACAAGAATTCTCCGTCGCTGATGAAGAATTGCGCAGCAGCATTACAAACAGCTACACCGACGCTATAAGCGCGTCGGAAACACGTTCGCAAACGCTGATACAGCAGACGGCGGACAATATAATGCTGCAAGTCTATACAAAGACCGAAACGGGTAATTTGATTGACGGCGCAGTAAGTGACGCTAACGACTACACCGACGCACAGTTAGGCGGCTATTACACAAAGTCTGAAACGGATAGTAAAATTTCGGTAAGCGCTAATAATATAATGCTGCAAGTCTACACCAAAACACAGACCAACACACAGATAAGCAACGCGGTAAGCGACGCAATAGACGACGCTAACGACTACACCGACAACAAATTGACAGGGTATTATACTAAAACCGAAACGAACAGCCAAATAACCGCAAGCGCAAATAGTATTATGCTGCAAGTCTACACAAAGACCGAAACAGGGAATTTGATAGACGGGGCTATAACTGACGCTAACGATTATACTAACGATAAGCTCGGCGGCTACTACACCAAAACAGAAACCGACACAGCGATCACCACAAGCGCAAACGGCTTGACACTTAGCTTTAATACAAAGTTAAGCAACGACTATTACACCAAAACCGAAACCGACAGCCGCATAAGCGTTTCCGAAAACGGCATATTATCGACCGTAAGTAAGGCACAAAGCAAGTACGACACATCAAGCGACACCGTGAATTTATACGGATACGGCACACCAGCCGCGGCAGGATATGCAGCCGCAAGCAATAACGGCAAATATTACCTCAATCAGAATAACGGTTATTTGTACTTGTCTAACGGCTCGTCGTGGGTCTATCAGAAAACATTATCGCTTATTACAAACAAGCTGCAAACGCAGATCACGCAGAACGCTAATAATATAAGCCTTAAAGTATCAAGCGGCGACGTTGTATCAGAGATCAACCAAAGCTCCGACACAATATCGCTAACAGCCGGGCGGCTTATCATTACAACGGGCAATTTCAGGCTTGACGCAAACGGAAATGCTACAATGTCAAATGCTACGATGACGGGTAGTGTAACCTCGGGCGGCACGACAGGGTATAGAACGAAGATGACAAGCGGACAGATAGAAACCTATTACGACAACAGCAGAGTATCAGTTATTGTCCCTGTACATCAAGGCAGTTTAACACGAACTGGCTTTTTAGCGTCAACCAATTATCACGGACTAATGTTCGGGCGCGCCATGAACAATACAATTAACGGCTATTATTACATGAGCCTTGACGGCGACGGGTACGATCAGTTTGATTGCAGACACTATTTTGTTGATAGCGTTAAGTTTGCAGGTCAATTCAGATCGAGTGTAAATTTTATCAATAATGTAGGTGTTGCATGGGGCGGCAATATCGGGTTAAGATATGCCGACAGCGACGGGGGCGTGTCAAATTCGGGCTTATGGCTTGGAATTGGCGTCAACTCTTGCCCGTTGTATATCAACGCTGGCGGCGATATACACTTAGGCGGCGGCGGCGTCATAAAGCACCATAGAACAACATATCACTATGCGCCAACGTGGCATGAAAACGCAAGCGTATATGTACGGGGCGGATACGTCGATGTTGACGACGGCTACGGCATAACTTGCACAGGTACAATTGCGTTTAGGTGGGTAAACAACGATGCTTTATATGTAGGTATGAATCAACTCCCCTTGAAGCTCGTCGGCTCGAACATCTACGCCAACGGCAGCCCCGTTGCGGTATCGTCCGACAGCCGACACAAGCAGGATATAACGCCGCTTGCGGACAAGTATTTGCAAATGATAAAGGCAATTGACCCCGTATCATTCCGATACAACGCCGATATAGCTTTGTCGGGGCGCACACATACGGGCTTTATCGCTCAAAACGTCCTGCAAGCTATGACGGCAGCAGGCATTGACACGTCGGAATTTGCGGCATTTGTTGACGTGGGTGGCGACGGCAGCGAATACGCGTTAAGGTACGAAGAATTTATTTCGCCCCTGCTTGCTTATGTCAAGCACCTCGAGGGGCGTATAACAGCACTTGAAGCAGAAAGGGCGGTTTGATATGGAAAAGGAATTCACAAACGGCGAACTTGTGCGGATTTCGGCAAGGCTGGAGGCGGCGACGGCAAAGGACATTGTAATGCCGCCAAAGATAGCCTATAAGATCATCAAGAACAAGTTAGCCATTAAGCAGGCTTTGCAGGCGTTTGAAACGGCGCGAAACGAGATCATAGACCGCGAAAGCGGCGGCAGGTCAACCGTTGACGCGGAGCAAGAGCCGCAGCTTTTTGACAAGGTAAACAAGGCTATTACTGAAATAGCGCTTGAACGCGTTAGCCTTGATATTGTCACGATAAGCCTTGACGACATACCCGAGGCGGGCGTGCCTATCAGCTTTATTGCCGCCCTTGATTTTATGATCGAGGAGGGATAATATGCAGACAACGACCGAAATAAAACTTGATATTGCCTTGAACAACTCGCCGCCGACGGTCTACGCAAAGCAGGGCGACAAGGGAACGCGCTATGTTGCGGTAACGCTGCTTGAAAGCGGCGCAGCGTACACGCTTGACAGCGGCACAACGGCACGAATACGCGTCCTAAAACCCGACAACACCGCCATATACAACGCGGCGACAGTAAGCGGCAATACAGTTACGGCGGAACTGACCTCGCAGGCGTTAGCCGTCCCGGGCGTGGCAATAGCCGAGATCGGGCTATATAAGGGTACACAGATATTGACGACCTTTATTTTCTATCTACGCATTGAAAAGTCTGCAATATCTGATACCGAGATAGAAAGCCGCGACGAATTCACCATACTTGAAGCCGCGCTCCGCGAAGCTGACGACGCGGTAGACATAGCCAATACGGCAGCGGGAACAGCAAACACAGCCGCCGCAAATGCCAATACGGCAGCAGGCACGGCGAACACGGCGGCGGGAACAGCAAACACAGCAGCCGCCCGGGCAAATGCCGCCGCCGAGGCGGTAGGCGACGCAATAGACGGGCTTGCGCTCAAAAACCTTGACACCAACACAACGTACATTGTCAAGTTGAGGATAAAGGACGGCGCGCCGCACGCTTATGTATATGATCTTTAATCGGAGGTGGTTACATGGTAACGGTATTTAAGGCGACGACAGCGAGCGACGGTTCGGCAATACTGGAATTGCGCGGCAAGTCCACCGACACGAAGCCGACGGAAACTTGCGAGGGCTTTAACGTCGGCAACGGCTCAACGTTCTACGAGATCGACACGGGCGGGCTTTATATGTTCGACGCCGACGCGGGCGAATGGGTAGAACAGTAAAGGAGGGCGTGTATGGACGTTGAAACTTTGGCTATATGTAAAAAGACTATGGCAAACGTGGAAATAGCAACAACCGCAGCGAACGAGGCAGCGACCGCCGCCAATTCGGCAATAGCGGCGATATTCCACGACAAGAATTTTCTTTTGTCAATTCAAGCTGACAACAGCTTAGTATTGAGGTATGACCCTAATCAAACAACAGAAACGGAGGAGTAAAAAATGTCTGACCCTATCATTGATATTGACCTTGTGAAAGACAGCACAATGCAGCAGATCGCAAAGTCGTGCGCAGCGATCGCAGCCAATACGGGCGGCTACAACATCACCAGCTTTAAGGACGTGCAGGCGATCGTAAGGGCGGGGCTTGCGTCGCACTTTTTCCATATCGGCGATCAGATCATAGCCGAAAAGGAAACCGCGATAAATGCAACCGTCGGCAACACAGACCCCGACACCAGCGCGGGCATTACGGCGGCTACGGTCAACGCTGACGCGTTTATAGCAGCCGTCGGCGTTGTACACGGCGGCGACTATGAATTCGTTTACAACGGCGCAGAATGGCACTACAACGACGCGCCCGTACAGCTTGCAGCATACGGCATAACCGTTACGGGAACGCCTGCACACGGCGACGCGGTTATAGTCCACGAAACCGCCGCAAAGCTGACATTTGACGTTATCGGCATAGATCATGACGCACCGAGCGACACACAGTTTGAACACAGCTTGACATTGCAGCTGCACGACTGCATAGCTGAGTTACAGTATGACGCCGCCGAGGCGTTCTACTACGCAGAAAACGGGCTTGTTGCAGGAAATTACTATTTTACGATAGACCCGACGTATGACGCAACATATAACACTTACAAAGACACGGGCTATCAGTTTACGCTGACGCAGGACGTACCAGCAAAGGGCGTGCTTACGTTCTCTTGGGGCTACAATGCGCAGGCAAGCGCCGCAAAAGTATCAAGCTGGGCGTCTGCCTCTGCAACAACAGCTATTGAAAGTGTGCCCGTATCGTCCGGCACAACAGGAACTAACCTCGGGCAGCTTACAACCGCAGGGGACGCAGCTAACAACATCAACAGTATTCAGCGCGTCCGCTACGGTTCAAACAACTACGTTGAAAGTGCTATGCGGCAGTATATCAACAGCAGCAAGGCGGCGGGCTCGGTATGGACGCCGCAGACAAAGTTTGATCGTCCGCCCTCTTGGGCTGCAACAACAGCAGGCTTTTTGTTTGGCGTTGACCCCGAATTCGTCGCCGTGCTGGGTAAGGTTAAGAAAGTAACCGCGCTGAACAACGTTTCGGACGGCGGCGGCTCGGTGGAAACCGACGAAAAAGTGTTCTTGATTTCGCGTACAGAGGCGTACACGGGTAACGAGATCGCAGGCGGCGAGGGCAAGGCATACGCGTACTATTCCAATTATTCAGACCTTGCGGCAGCGGGTACGGGGGCAGACACTAACCGTATCAAGTATCGCGCCGGGGCGGCTAAATATTGGTGGTTGCGTTCCCCGTTCGTCG